ATGCAAAAGAATTAAATGTTTGCGTTACCATTGTAGGTAACGGTATTGAAGTTGTTGGCATGTTTGGTGCCGACGGTGTTAAAAATGGTAAGACTCCAGATGGAGTTGATTACACTTGGATGAAAAGGAGATCGCAATGAGAAAGATGGCTACTATTCGTAAAATTGATTCTATTCGTCCCATCGAAGGGGCAGATGCAATTGAGTGTGCAATCGTTGGCGGATGGACTGTTGTAATTAAGAAAGGCGACTATGCTGTAGGCGATCTTGCGGTTTACTGCGAAATTGATTCTTTCATCCCTACTAGTATCGCACCTTTTCTCACCAAGCCAGGACACTACGCTAAGGAGTTTGAAGGTGTAGAAGGCGAACGTTTACGCACAGTTAAACTTCGTGGACAGTTGAGCCAAGGCCTGTTGCTTCCTTTTACTGCCGCAATGGCAATTCAGATTGGAGCAGGTCCTGGTGCAAAATTTGAAGATTACATTGGCGTAGATGTATCAGACTTGCTTGGTATCAAGAAGTACGAAGCACCTATCCCTGCAATCCTTGCCGGAGAAGTTAAGGGCATGTTCCCTTCACGGATTCCTAAGACTGATCAAGAACGTGTTCAGAACTTGTCAGTTGAATTTGGACAATGGGTAGAAGAAGAACTAGGATGGGAAGTTACTGAAAAGCTAGATGGTAGTTCAATGACTGTTTACTTTATGGACGGTGAAGTTGGTGTTTGCTCACGTAATCTCGACCTCAAGCACAATGTTGATAACTCATTGTGGCGTGCCGCATACAAGAATGAACTGCCTGCTAAGTTGACTAGCATTGGACGTAACATTGCTATCCAAGGTGAACTTATTGGCAATGGTATCCAAGGCAACATTTACAAGATGCGTGACCAAGACTTTTATGTCTACGACATTTACGACATTGATGCAGGACGTTACTTTACTCCTGCTGAACGTCAAGAATTCGTAAAGGCACACAACTTGAATCATTGCCCGATCGTTGCTTACAATGCCAAGTTGTTTGATACTCTTGGTATTTCTAGAGTTGAACAGGTCTTGAAGTTTGCCGAAGGTAAGAGTGTTCAAGGTGATGCAAAGCCAGAACGAGAAGGACTTGTATTCAAGTGTTCTACTAAACAAGTATCGTTCAAGGCTATTTCTAACAAGTTTCTTTTGAAACACGGAGATTAAGATGAAGATGTATATTTGTATTAAGCAGGATACTCCTGTTGGTATGGCTATGAATGCGGCCGCTCACGCAGGATTGATGTGTCATTTGGAATTCAATGAAGATCAAGACTACGTGCAGTGGCTTCGTAAGAGCTTTAAGAAAGTAACCTGCGCCGTAACTGACGCAGAGTTTGCCATGCTTAAGAGCTTGGATAAGAATATTGTTGTAACAGAGTCACGAATGAACAATGCCGAATTGGCTGTTGTTTTGTGTCCACGCCACGACAATGAATGGCCAGAGTTTGTTAATTTGTTGAAATTGTGGAAATAATATGCCATGGATTGAAAATGTAGCCGCAGATGATATTCCAAAAAGGTTTCATCACGAGGCAGGCGAAAACAGTATGCTGATTAGCATTACTGATCCTGCCAGCTGGCGCCCTACTCCTGCACACAAGTTCAAAGAAATTCATAACTTTGAATTTTTGGATGTAGAAGAAAAGGACGAAGTATTAGACGAAGCTATGAAGTGCAGTCACGAAGATGCCGCAAGGCTTGTGGCTCTTTTACAACACGCACTAGACAACCGTATGAATGTGGTTGTTCATTGCTTTGCGGGTATTTGCCGTTCAGGTGCAGTATGCGAAGTTGGTGTTATGATGGGTTTCCAAGATACCGGACGCTTTCGTAGCCCTAATTTGCTGGTCAAGCATCGCATGATGAAAGCCCTAGGGTGGACATACGATGCCGACGAAAAGCCTAACATTGATGATTGGCGTTCGTTTAAAAATGATTTTTAAGGAAGTCAAAATTGAACGTCGATTGGCAAATTTTGATAGTGACAGTAATAGTAATAGGTGCTATAATACATACTGTTAGATCGTTATGCCTAGGTGATAAAAAATCAAAGTGTCACGATTGCGCTAATAAATGTAGCGAGTTTAAACCAGATCCAAAAGCAATTTGGATAAAGAAAGAATAAAATGGCAAAGTGTTATCAATTGATCGGTGTACCAGGCGCCGGAAAATCTACTTGGGTATCTAACCAAGACTGGGCAGATAACTGCGTTCATATATCCACTGACAAATTTGTGCTAGCCTATGCCATATCTCAAGGTAAGACATATTCAGAAGTGTTTGATGAATATATGCCAACGGCTGTTGACATGATGGTCGCTGAAGTTAACCAAGCACGAGAAGCAGGTAAGGACATTATCTGGGATCAAACTAGTACTTCTGTTAACAGTCGTAAGCGTAAATTCAGGATGTTACCAAATTATGAGCATATTGCTGTAGTGTTTAAGACACCAGAACCAGAAGAACTTGCTCGTCGTTTGGCAAGCCGTCCGGGCAAGAACATTCCAGATCACGTTATGCGTAGCATGATTGATGGTTTTGAAATGCCGACAGAAGATGAAGGCTTT